CAAAATTGCCTCGCCAATAAGGTTTTATATTACTTATACGCATAAAATCGTCTATGTCTGTTGAACAACGAATATGTTCATCGAGCTCAAAGTAATTATTGCTTTGTATTACAAATAGTGCATCGTCTGGTTGATTATCTAACCATTTTTCGTATTGTTCTTGTGTAATGTGTTCACAACTTGTATTAATAACAATATTTGCAGGCACTGTATAATCTACCATATCAGCAGTAACGGCTTTAAATTTGCCATCTATTTCTTGACGTTTATTTACTGTGCTTGCAATTTCTTCACAAATAGGATCAATATCAACAGACGTTATATGTTTTATAGATATATTGCTGTTGAAAAGTATACTAGATAGTACACCATTCCATCCACCATATATTGCTATTGTTTTTTCTTTATGGTATTTAGACAAAGTTTTTTCAAGTTCTTCAACAAGCCAGATCTTACTACGAACTTGTCCCTTCCAAAAACTTTCAAGTGTTCGATAACGATCTTCGCTATTGCGAATTGCATCCATCCAAAATAATACGTCTTCTAATTCAACTTTCATATTTTACCTTGGGCAATTTTGAATCCGCTGAACTAACACAAGTAGGTGTTATACATTTACGAGGATTATCAAATATTTTAAAGCCGTCTGTTAACGTTCCGATTGGTTTGTCACAACAGCTATAACTACGCTTTACTTCGTTTTCACGAATAACTATTCCTTGATATCCTGCATTGCAGTTCCAGCCTTCAAATTTATTAAATCCAAATGCATTAAAACGTTCTGCTTGATCTAGATAATATTTTTCTCCCTTATTATCTTCAAGTTCAATTTGGTATAAAGGAATTAATTTTTTGTATTCGTCTGGGATTCTTTGAGGGAATCCTGTTTGCATTTTGTTTTTTTGTTCTTCTGTGTATCCATGTACGACAAAACTGGCGGTAGGATCGGACTGGGGTTTGAGAGTGACGTTAATACCTCTGGCGGCAAACCGTTCACAACGTTCGTAAAGTTCTTCAAACATTTCTGGAACCATAACTTGATTGATTGTAACAAAGGTTCCTCCTTTCATTAATTGCAAGCATTTGTCTCCAAACTCTTGCTCGTTAGCAAACTCTGCGTGATAACTTGCTGTTATGCTTCTACGTTGCAGAGTCTTAGTGCTGTCTAACCATCTATTCCACCATTTGCTTCCTGGTGATAGGTTTGTGGTCATATGTATACTTTGATACTCGGGTGCTGTATCACTACAGTAATGCTCTATGAGCTCCCCAAAGTACTTATACGCGGTAGGTTCACCTCCACTAAAACTAAAGTGAAAGTCTGTAAACCCATTAGTTCTTGCTTGACGTTTTATTTCAGTTAGTGTGTTTTTGTATGTTTCTAGTGATTGATGATCAGGATTACTAGATCTAGCATAAGGCCAGCAGTAACTACAGTTATAATTACAAAATCTCGCAAGAATCCAAGACACTGTAAATAAATTAGTATCTAATAAAGTTTTTTGTCCAAACTTTTTTATATTGTTAAATGGTATGTTTTGAAAATTGTTCATTCAACCAATCAAAGTCATTTATCAACTTAATATCATTGCTATTAGAAATACCAAACTCACGACCAGCCCTAGCACCGGCAAGAGCATAGGAACCGTAAGGTCTGTCTTCTCCAACTGTACACCATGTTTCAAGTCTTTGTTCTGTTTCTTCATTGTTTTGTCTGTCAATTATTTTGCTGCTTAATTTTGCACACTCTCTAAATGCACTTTTCCAAGTATTAAAGGGATCAGTATTAAATGCTGTAGTGTTTGATATTTCCGCCATAGGATTAAAATATCTACTAATACTAGTAGTCATGTCAGGCTTGCTAGTGTCCATATTAATTGTAAGTTTACGTGGGAATAATTTTACACCACCATAGCCATAAACTAAGTCATTGATAGGATTTTGGCTGCGCCAAACATGCACATGTTCTAATTGATGATCAGGAACTACATAATCAAAATTAAAATCATCTTTAATTAAAGCATCAGCATCTACTATCCAAAACATTTTTGTAAAACATTTTTTAGCTGCCTTTATATGTGCTTGATGAATACCTTTAACACCGTGTACTCGTTTTGCCATAGGAAATCGAGATTTTAGTGCTTCGTAATTTTCATCTGCATTTGGTTCTTGATATGAAATATAGACGATATCGTACATTATATAATTATAGCACCTTTTACAGTTTTGTCAATTATTTATATCATTAAGTGCGCATAGAATAAATAATTTTATGAATCAGTTATTGCAATCATTACTACTAGATAATCCTTTAACTTTAATGCAAGATAAATGCGATGTTATCATCGACTTTTGTAAAAAGGAAAAAATAAAAAATTTATTAGAAGTAGGATCGTTTGCAGGCGGCAGTGCTTATACACTTGCAAAAAACTTGCCGGAAACAAATGTTCTCAGTATTGACATAAACAATTTTGATGAATATTTCGATAAAGGTAGAAATTCTAATGTAAAAAAAATACTTGCAAGATACTATAATGGATACAGGTTAAAGCCAAAAGATTTGTTACCTATCCAAGAGTTTTATGCAAATCAACTTACAAACTTAGATATCACAACAGCTACTATTCAAACAATAGATATTAAAAAGTTTGATGCAATTATTGTAGATGGCGATCATACCATAAAAGGTGTAAGAAATGATTTAGAATACATATATAAACATAATCAAGATTGTATTACTTTTATAGATGACGTGCATTTTGAACATATTTTAAAAGAAGTTGAAGAGATAGTTAAAGCTCATAATCTAATTTTAGAATGGCCGTATACTAATAACCAATTTACAGTAGCAAAAAGGAAAAAAGACTAATGAAAAACGCACTTATACTAGGTGGCGGCTCAAAATGGGGCGCTGAGTTTACAAAAAAACTTTCAGAAACCTATCATGTAGATCTTATAACAGGCAGTTATTTTACACACGATAATGTAACAACACACCACATTGACTGGTTTGGAATGAACGAAGATGTTTTACGTGAAATACTTTTTAAAATTAACGATAAAACATTTGACATAATATTCTTTAACCACAATTCAGGAGGCGGTCCTAACGAACAAAGTTATGCACCCGGTAGTGAGTATCCTATAGATCAATGGCATATGCAAAATTAGATTAATTGCATGTCTACATATTTTATTATTCAGAACTTGTCAAACTGTATTACAGAAGATACAAAAATTGGATGGATGATTACTGGTCTTATAGACGGTAAAGAAAAAGAACTTTGGAAATATGCAGGCTATGCAAACGTAAAAAGTACAAATGTACATATTATGCGGGGATTTGCAAACGCACATCCTGGAATATTTTTTGCATTAAATCCTATTTGGTTCCAAGAAGTTATCTACGATTTAGATGCCGAAACAGTTGTAAAACAAATTGAAAATTTGACTGCCGAAAACAATGGCGAAATTATTACAAAAGTAGAAAGAGAGCCTTGGGAAGTACAAGAAGCTATAAAAGCGTTAGCAAGAGCAAATGGTGAAGAAGTGGTAGAAGATACTGTTGAAGAAGTAGAAGAGGATATCACTATAGAAGAAAAAACATAATCTTCTATAGTGATAAAGTTTGATTACAAACTATAGCCTTTCTATCAGATGTTACTAATGGAACACTGTGCCAGTTACTTTCTGTATTAAGCCAAAATGTACCAGTCCATTTTTTATTAGATGCTTCGTAAAATTTACGTGATGAATCTTGGCCTTTATCTTCCCAGTCGTGATTAGTTTTAGAAAATGCTGTTTTAGTTTCGTTGTCTGCTAAGTTTATAGAACCTGCCCACATACTAAATCTATTGTCTAAGTGCCAAGGTTGATCAAACCCTTTGCGATCATGAATTACCATAAATGCCTGTTTTCTACTTAATTGATTAACATTCCACCAATCTTCAAAATCATAAAATACAGGCCAACGCACTTTATCTAACTCAAGAAGTGCTTTTGTAATAGTTTTAAACATTGGTGCAAAATGAAAGTGAAGCTCTTTATATTCTTTCATTAACAATGTTTCTTCTTTTAGTCTTTGTCTGCCACCGTGAACAACTAGATTATCAAAATTTAATTGTTCAAAATTTTCATCTTCATAAATTTTATCAAGTTTTTCCTGCGAAAATGGTTCAAATTCAACTTCAATTATTCCAGGATCTTCATAAACGGTTTTTATTGTTTTTATCATTTACCATCTTTCTATATTATATTCTTCTGCAAGTTCTATAAAGTAAGGAACAGTTTCAAACAGATTTTGATCTCTTTTTTGATCAAACATTTTTTGTTCATTAAAATATTCTGTTACTTTCTTTATGTCTATTGGCTTTTTAAGAGCATCATAATAGTTAGCCAATAAATCTGCTATAGGAATTTGATCTCTCGAAGGCATAGATTCTAAAATATCAATACCTTTTTGTATTATATGCTTAGGTGTTACATCTAATGTGCAAGTTCCTACAACAGGGATAAAGAAGAAAGGAACAGCCTTTCCTTGCATAGTTTGACATTTTTCGATTAGTTTTGGAATATTTAGTGCGTTTGTATTTTGTATAGTAGTACTAATACTAACTCTTATTTTATCATCATCACCGAACTCAACTAATTTTAGTAAATTTCTATGTACCTTTTCCCAATTACCCGGCCAACGTATATAATTATAAACTTCGTCACAGCCGTCAATACTTGCTTGTAAATGAATAGTTCTAAATTCTTTCCATTTGTCAATATATGTTTCAATTTTGTTGACTTGCAAATTAGTATTATAGTGTATACCTATGTTTTTTGCTTGTCCTGATTCAATTAATAAATCTAATATCTCATCGTGCATAGGATTAATAAGAGGCTCGCCGCCTAACATATAAATGCTATTTAAATTTTTACTTCGACGAAATAGTTCTAAAACTTTTTGTTTTGATTCTTCTGTTAATTCTAAATCTACTGGACCGTTATGCCTACCTAATTCTTTAAGTTGTTTTGCAAGTAAATTACTGCTAGACCAATTACACATACGGCATGCAAGGTTGCATTTGTTTCCTAGTGTAATATCTATGTATTCAATATCTTCAAAATCAATGACAGTTTTTAAATTTTTAATTCCGTCTAAAATGCCATGTTCTTTATCATCGTTTGCAACATGTCTAAAACTTTTAGATCCTAATTCTTCCATTTTCCAACATCTATCACATTGTGGATGTTTTTTATCTTCTTGGAAGTATTCTCTAATTTCTTGTATAAACTTATTATTGATTATACCATTTACATCAAGAGATTCTACATATGTATTACTGGCCGTGTAGCCTGCATTACAGCATTGACGTATTTCGCCCGAAGCACTTATACTAACACTGTTAAAAGGTAATACGCAATAATTATTCACTGTCTTCTCCGATGTATGAATTTTGCTTGTCTCCTAATTCGCCAAAATCAAGTCCGTTCCATTCAACTCCGCAGCATTGACCACACTTCATTGGGCGCATTGACGGATTGCCGTTTTCTAGATCCCATGTTGCCGGAATAAACTTTTGAAATTTATCTTTAGCAAGAATATCAAATAAATTATGCTTATGCATATTAAATGCTTCTTTGCCACCGTCTAAATTAACTATATCAATATAATTTTCATCTCTTGATCTCTGTGTATGATCAATAAAAGGTTCAGAACCTAAAAAACAACACGGCGAAACAAAGCCATTTGACGCAACATAAATTTCATTAAAGTTATGATGCGGGCGATGTCCTGCAACACTTCTGCAATTTACATTTAATTCGTTTAATTTAATTTGTTGGTAGTCGCCATTAACAAATCTTTGATCTTTATTTTCAACACCTCTCATATTTTGAAAGTCATCAAGTGTAATTGCTTGCCTTTCTTGACCTTTAAACAATGTAGAATCTTCAAAGTTATGCTGAAACGCAGCATCGCTAGGCTGTTCTAAATCATACAAGTATTTTCCTTTTTGAAATACTTTATAAGATCCAATACCCTTTTGATCGTACTGCTGCCATCTTGTAGTACGTTTTATGTTAAAGTTTTTAAAACCCATTTTTATTGCAAGATTTCTTGCTTCTTCAACTTGATGTTCGTTGTGTTTAAAGACAATATAATCCCAGTGTGCTATGCCGCCAGCATCAATAAATGCTTGTGCATTTTCAATAATTTTTTTAAAGTTTGTATGACGTCTATACAAATGGTTAGTATCTTCTAATCCGTCGATACTAAATGTGCAGTAGTTGCCAGGATTTTGTTTTTCTGTCATTACTGCACCTAAACGTGCCCACCAGTCTGGTGTACGTAAACTGCCATTAGTATTAACAGCTAAACCTATTAATGGGTTTACTTCCCTAATATATTCATAGATGTCAACAAATTCTCTACATGCACAAGGATCTCCAAAATTTCCACAAGACAACATTTTTCTTAAATGATCTCTAAGAAACTCTACCGGCCATGCTTTTTTAAAACTTTCTAATGTCCATTCAGCATCAGGTAATGCATTTGCTACATGTCCGTCTGTAGTATAACGTGGACACATTGGGCAACCGCTATTACACTTATCTGTTGGTTCCCAGTGTACTTGAAAAAAGGCATCTTTTTTAAACATTTGTAGTCTCCTTTAAAATTGCATAGTACTCTGGAAATGTTTTTTCAAAACTTTCATTACGAATTTTATCTCGCATTTGTATTTCTTCCCAAAAGTTTTTCCAGTCGTAGTTTGTACCCGATGTGTTTGTTAATAGATTACATATCATCGATTTTTGTTTTTCCCAATCTTGGTAGTCGTATTGACTAGTTGTATTTTTAATT